CATCGTTGTGTTTGTATTTTGGTTTGAAATCCTGAAATTATGGTGTAGGGACTGGATCAAGCCCGTACACATAAACCAAACGAGAAGAGTTAAGCGTAAAGTACCATGGTTCAAAGGAACTTTCCGTAATCGTGAACTCTCTCGGACAACTCTTGCTTCCTGCAGGTTTGTCAGTCCATTTTGATCTCTTATGAACGGATCAAAAGGCGTTCTTGTACAATCGGTCGTTGGGAATCTCTTCAAAAAAGATTCCACGTAATCATCGTACGTTTTTGAGAAGGTTGCCGAATGCAATCCCATTCTCTCTGCTTGCAACACAGCGGTTTTCAACTTGTCCTTCCGATCGTCGAAAATTTGTCGACCGTGCAACATATACTCCTCGAGAGCCTTGTCCATGCAATTCGCTTCGATCACATCCTGGTCCTCTTTCGACGGAAGCCGACAATGCAAAGAGCGTAGTATGGAAATTTCATCAAGTGGTCCCACAATGCGCTGGGCTTCTTCCATCCATCTGACTCCTCGTTTACACATCTGGAGCTCTGTGATTTTCATTCCGACTGTGTTGTCATCATTCTTAGAAGCTCCGGTGATCGTGACGCCCCGACTCTTAAAGTAACTGGAAATGAAGTCAAGATCGAAGGTTTCAATGTCGGTGGACAGTACTGCGTCGTCTCCCACAGAGCCAACTCGAATATGATCATCGAAATCTTTCAACATCTCGACAAATTCAGACTCCGGAAGAAGGTCCATGAATTCCAGTAAAATGGGCATGTCAGAAATTCCGTATTTCAATTGGACTCGCTTAGCAACATACGCATCCAACACGCGAATCTCGACTCCACCCAAGTCGTTGATAGTGATCGTGATCTTGTTGCCGCTAGTATTCATATAGACAGCTACCCACTCACCAAACAAGTCTAGAATTGGGACGGCCAAATCACAGCCTCTAGCTCGAATCAAAGAAGCAAACTCATCGTCTCCCGTGGTTTTTTCGACAATCTGTGCAAATATTTCAAACACAGTGTAGACATCCTGGAAATTCTGAGTCTGATCCATCTTCTTAGTATCCATATCCATGACGAAAGGTTTTTCCGCAATGTGCGAAATGACTTGAGCCCAATCTTCCGAATAAGGAGAAATTCCTTCCCAACAGCCTGATTCCAAGGCAAAGGTACGTAAATAGGAAAGAATGTGACCAAACAGGATAGTGTCAACCACGTGATGAGCCATCGGCAATGAGGTAATTGGTCTACCGAAAAAGTCTCCCTTAGCCAGTTTGGACAAAGCTATCGGCTCATCCTTTAGAGCGACTTGATTGATGGCATTACAAGAGTTGTTCTTTCGAAGCTCCGCTAGAATGTGAGAAACTTCTTTCACCAAGACTCCATTGGGTCGCGGCACTCTCTCATGGTTGCCCACTGCGGCGCAATCAGAGTTCAGGCTCCGCAAATCAGTCACAGTGGCGTCATCAATGATCGGACACTCGTCGACCAAATCGCTCGAAAACGTAGCATCGTCGTCAAACAAGTCGAACATCTCACGCTCGTCGGGATTCCAACAAAAATCAACTCTGTTTCTCTTCTTCCCGGGAAAACCCCCACCGGATGACGTGGTAAGGTTCATGGATTTAGCGAAGGAATTGCCGTAAACTCCTCGCATAGCTTCAT